AATGCCGTAAGTTCTACGATACAAGAAGTGCGGATGTAGTGGTAACGGTTTTCGAGGATGACTATCATGTCAATTCCTCTGCCGTAATCCTCAGCCAAACCAGTCTATACAAGGAATACTTTCACTTAGATCAACCTGCAATGGTTGACGAAGCCTTCAAGCTTCGAGATGCTCTTTCAGAATTTTACCAGCACCACAATATGGAGGTTACTATTTCTGTCAGCATTAACTCGCTTTAAACTATCGATTAGTTTTGGATGTGCTGTGCTAGACTTTTAGCCGTAAGCAGGTGGTTTAGCATCTCGCTACAACCCCTAAAAGAACCCTGCCTCGGCGGGGTTTTTTTATTGCCGAGCGTGTTTTCGAATAACCTCAACCGGAACAAGGTAAACCCATTTTGGGTGCTTATCTCCTCGACTGTGAATCCTGGTTGGATCTCTCGAGGCGCAGATGCCGATCAGGTCAGTCAGAGTGAGCCAATACTCATCGACTCCATCGTAAAATAACCAGTGATTGCTCTCTGTCGTATGCAAGCCAGAAGGCTGGTTGTGGTAATACTCGACAACGATATTCCCCGTCTCTCTGCTCATCGGGTCATACTTCACTTCTATTTTTGCATCCAATTCTGGTATCAAGATGTCGCAGCGGCTGTCTTTACCAAATGTTTTGGTCGCGTGCTTGAAACTTACGAGTAATCGGTCGAGAAAATCTTTTTCAATCGCCTCTCCTCGCCGTAAATCATCGTGAAAGGTCTGCATATAGCTTCCTTACACCCATTTCGATGAGCGCTTTCGTGTGTTTCGGATAGGTAGATTCGGGAATCGACAGCATGTAATCGCGTCGATCAGCAGCTGTTGGCAGATCAAGAACATGTCCGCAGATATAAAATGGGACGGTCGATTTCGCCATGTCCCAGAATCGTGCATCAAGCTCGTCCTCGAGCATGAGGATTGCTTCTGGATAGCTAGGCTGCTTGGCTGCTGTCTTGCAAACGTTTAGCAGAGAAGATGGGGTCATCGATCAGCCTCTTGATGATAAGTCGAGCGTGTTCTGGGGTTACCGTAACGGTGTGATAATCAATTTTCGGGAAGTCGCCAACTGCCCAAAGAGGGAAGACAAATCGAATCGGCTGCCGGTCAAACTTGTAAATCAGAATCGGAACTCTCTGCTTGCTTGCTCGACAAACCTGCTCCCACCATTCGGGTCGATGCCAATTACCTTGTTTGTATCGCTTGCATTCAAAGAGAAACGGTCCCCACTCGATATCCCCAAGATCAACCGTTCTGGTTTGATCAAGGATGCGCCGCAAAGTAACGTCCTCTCCGGTTATTTCTGATAACCAAGACCCTAATAGTTGACAGCAATCTCGCTCAAACTGGAGACCCTTAGCTCGACTATCCGTCATAGGTTGCTATCCATTTTTCCAACCAGGCTCTCGCTTTAAGCAGGTCTGTCTTGCCACCCTTGTGCTGCTCGCGCCAAAGGTATTTCATGATTGTTCCCTTGCACATGCCGTTCCATTCCTCTTGCGACATGGCGCTGTGCATAGCGTCCCAAGATTCGATATCACCCTGTGTGTATCGAGCCGGTCGAGAGACTTCATCCCACTCGGCAGGGGTAGGGTCATCCAAAGATTTCCGTTCGGACATGTTCCAAAAGCTCCTGTTCTGTTCCATAACGCTCCTCGAATCTTTTTTTATAGGGGTGTCGGGAGGTAAATACTGCGTTGTCATCTCCACCTCGATGATGTTTTGTGCATAGCGGGATGCTGTTTAGATGTGCGTTCGGCTTGGTCTTGCCATCGATGTGATGAATTTCAGGAGGGGTGTGAACTCTGAACTCTCTGCGACAGACGACACATCCGTGATCGAGCAGGCAGCTCATCCAAACCCTCTCCTCTTTAGTGGGTGTGCGGCTCTTCATTAACGAGTTCCATTTCGATTTTGATGTTTTCAATTCCCAACCCAAACTCTTCAGCCAGTTTGAAAAGCGACACGCAGAAATCCTCAAATTCATCAGGATTCGTTGCTTGAGTAGGCGCCAGCTGAAAGTGGACCTTGCTTTCAAAATCTAAGCTCCATATGTTCGTCTCTCCATGCGTGCGCTTGCTACTGTGCTTTGCCATTGTTTGAACTCCACTTCTGCTGCATTACTGTTTGCTTTTGCCGCCGCGAGAGCGCCTTTGGCGACACCCCTAGCCAGCCTGATCTGATACATCTCATCTGATGCGTCAGCGAACCTTGTTTGTGCTGCGGCTGTCTTATTGCCTTGGTGCTCACCAATCATCATGAGCTGTGCGAACTTCTGTTTTTCTTTTGCGTCAGCTTTGGCTACTTCCATCTCTGCATGTGCTATTTCTGCACCCGCGTTGCGGATGTTTTCCGCAAACCGTTCTTCCTCAATCACGAAGACTCCTTGCTGTAGTTGATGTATTTTTTTGGCGCACCCGCTCGACGCTCGAGGTATTGCAAAGAATCCTGATGCATTTCGAATCCGACCTTTCCCTCGAAACTGCCGTTGCGGTTTTTGAGGACATCTAGGTACATATCCCAGCCTTTCATGATCTCCTCGTCTGGCTCTCGCCCGAGGATTTCGCACACCTCTAGGTGCTCAGATTTCTTTTTGTTCTTCCATATGCTGACGAACCCATCAGCCAAATCTGTAATCGATCCGGATCCCTTGACATCAAACTTGTTGGGAGCCATGGCTTCACTCTCACCCTTGCGGGAGTGGGTAACTAAGAAGATAGTGACGGGGTGCCGCAGTTTGAAATTGACCAGGCGCTCAACGAATTTTTGCTGCTCGGCGTAATCGTCTTGCCTAACCATGTTCGTCAAAGAATCCACCACAAAAACGTCTATCCCATATCTTCGATAGGCGTACTCGAACGTCTTCATGAGCTGCGCTGGCTTGGGTGTTAGCTGATCGACATAAAGCCATAACGAGTCGCTCATCCAGTTGAGCAGGGCATCTCTGTACGGTTTAGGCGGCTTGGAACCACCCGATGCCTGCTGCATCATTCGCCCAATCGTTTGCTTCGGCGCCATTTCCATCGAGGCGATCAGTGCTTTACCGCCTTGTTTCATCAGGTTCAAAACCAACTGCCCAAGCCACATAGACTTACCGTGTCCGTTGATTCCAGTCACGCCCCAGAGACCGTGAAATCGTATCTGCTGATCGTTAAGTTTTTCCCATCCCGCCTCGTAACCTTGCAGCCCTCGGTTTTCTAGATCGAAGTAATCGTCCAGGACTTGATGGAATTCCATAACCGATTTCAACTGGTCTGGATCGATCCATTTAGCTGAGTCGTAAGCCTTCTGGACGGCAAGCTTGGCGTGGTCATAACCCAGCTTTTGGAGTAGTTCGTTTGCATCTTTTGCACCTTCCCACCGCGCTCGCATGCAACGCTCGCCCAGTCTTCCGATTAACTTCTGAGCGCAACCCTCACCTTCCTCGTCCTGATCTGTGGCGATCACGATCTCGTCGAAGCGGTCTAGGTTTGGCAGCTCATGTTGTATCCACGTTAAACCAGCAGCGCCGTTAGGCAGGGATAAAGCAGGGAAACCTAGTTCAGATAAAGCAATAGCGTCTAACTCACCCTCTGTTAGCCATAACGTTCGGGCGTTAGGGTTCATTGCCTGCCAACCGAATAGGATTAACTTAGCGCCAGTGCCGCAGAAACTGCCTTTGGACGTTCGCTCATAGTTCATGTTCTTGGTCTTGCCGCAGGTAAGCGTGTCGTCGATGCTGTAAAACGGAAAGATCAAGTCCGCTTTTGCATCATTACCAGCCTCGTAGAGCTTCCAGCTGTGGCATATCTCTCCTACGTCCCTAAAGCCTCTGCTCTCGAGGTATCTGTGCAGATTTGGGCTTGCCTCGTTAGCAGCTGGCATAATTGGGGTGTTGTATTTTTTTACCGGCGCTTTTAATTTTTTAGCCTGATCGGTATCTCGAATGCCAAACCGCTTTTTGATCCAGTCAATCGAATCGAGCAGTGTGCTGCCGTGTATCGTTCGAACTAGATCAATAACGTCTCCATGATCGCCAGTTGCAAAGTCAGTCCACTTACCCGCATCAGCGCCACTCAGATAGCAGCTCAGGCTACGCCCCTTTTCGCCTTTGATGCTGCCTACTTTCCAGCAATCACCTTCCCTGACGCCTTCGGGCAACAGCTCTAGACAGATCTGATTGACATGCGCTTGCGCTACGCTCTTTAGCTCGACGATGTCCATCAGCGGACCAGCGCAAGGATAGAGGTCTGCTCAGAAGACTGCTTAATCTGTTTGATTTGAGTCCACTCGGGCTGCGGAACAGATTGCCATCCGCTAGCAACAGTAATGTCGATTATCTTGTCGAAGTCGGTGTGTCCCGCATCGATCAGGATCTCGAACCGCAACAGTGCGTTAGCCAAAATGCGGCGGCTTGGCATTCGTTTCGGAGATTTATACTCCCACCATTTGCCCCACGCCGCCTGACCAACCGTAGCCGGTTTAGCTTCTTGTAACTCATCTCGCCAAGTGCGTGTTCTAGTTAAATGGTTTTCTTGTTCTATATTACTTCTTTGTTTTATTTCCCCAGATGTGGGTTTTGCCAGATCTGGATTTTCGAGATGTGGTTCATCACAAACTATCCAATCCCATCGGATAATCTTGCCCTTTGAGTCCATGACGTTGTCTCTCCAGATGTAACCGTGCGAAGCTAGATCTTCTGTGATCTTGCTCACTCGACCGGTGGAGATGTTGAAGTGATTTGAAAGGGCTTTGTTCGTGACTTGCCATTCATCAACGTGGCTTAACAAGTAAGTAAGCACACCCAGGCTTTCAGGCTTGATGTCTGCGTCTCTGAGTGTTGCGTTTGGGATAACTGTATAGTGGCTGGTTTTGCTTTTGTCTCGTCTGTAGATCATTGAACCTCCATGTAGACCAGACATCCTATCTCTAGATGGTATATGAAATCAATAAATAGTTTTATCTATCGTACTACTGTACAAAAGAACAGATTTTATTTTCTGCGTTATATGCTAGTTTCTAGACCAAGACCAAAAGTCTAACTATTAAATTAAAAATGGAGGGATAACGTGACAAAGGAAGAGAGGAGGGATTGGTTAAATGCGCGGTTGGACGAAACAACGAAGGAGTTTGGTAGAGCGAGCAAGATTGCAAACACGATTGACGTTAGTCATGCGGTTGCCGTTGGCTGGCTCAAAGGTAGTTTGCCTCGAGACATCGAGACTGCATTCAAATTCTGCGACACGTTTGGCATAGATCTACGCGAATGGGCTACTGGCGAAAGAAAAAACGTCGTTAGCAGCGAAAAAGCTAGAAAAAGAAATTTCGAACTGATAAAACTAACTCGGGAGTTCGAAGCGCATCTTGGTTTCGAGTTGTCGATGGATCAATTCGAAATGATATATGACTTGATTGACGAAGAAACTGTTGATGGCAGCATCAACATGGTCAGCAAGATGCAGAAATGGGGAAAAGTTCTACAGCTTACTAATAAGAAGTAGCGAACTGATAAGGAATATGGGGAATGACCAACGATGATTTACAAGCAGCTTTGTTCGACTGGCTGCGAAGTGGCAGATATAACAGCAACGAAAATCCTCCTGGCGCGCCACCAGTGCGATGCAAGATTCAAGAAGCATTGATCGAACAGCACAGAGAGACAAACACTTTCGATGTTAGATTAGAAGATCGGGTAGTCACGCGCATATGCCCAAACTTGCAAAAAGATTTTCCTTTTATTTTCGATAAGATGAAAGTTGGTGACCACACCGGCAAATTCGGACACATGTTCGATCTTACTAGCATTCATAAATTCAGCAATCTGTTTCAGAAAATGCTCAACGATCCGGAAGATGACACAGTCGGTTTTGCTTATATGACGCGAGGCAATTTTAAGTGGATACTCAAATGCTGGAAGCTACATGATGAGCACATGCGAATTATGTACATCAAGCAGCAGGGTCCAGGTTACATCTTTAGATGGCATAGTGATAGCGCAGAAATAAATATAATCTAATGTTGTAATCTACAATCTAAACATGTAAATTCATCAGTTCAACATGGAATTGGTGATTTTATATGCTATCAGCGAATGATATTTTCGAACGTGCTACACAAGATCCAGTCAAAGATCTGATTCAAACCCCCACCTCAAAACTTCGATTCATCCCCTGGATGGACGCACACTTGCGGTTTGCTGCGTTGTTCCCAGACTATGAGTACGAGTACCTTACCAACGCGGAAGGTCAAAGTTGCTTCTACTTCGCAGATGGTACTGCGGAAGTGCGATGCAAGATGACGGTTGGACAGCTGACCAGAACGGTTAGCTTACCGATTCACCGGAACGGTAAAGCAATACAAAACCCCAACGCTTTTGATATCAACACTGCTAAGCAGAGGTGCCGTGTTAAGGCTTACGCGGACTTCGGGTGGGGCTCGAGGCTGTGGACAGATGACTTAGACGAAGACGAGCGAGAGGTCTTACCAGCAGTAGACGAAAGCTTTCCGTTTGCTCAACCAGCAGCAGCTGAAGCAGATCAGAGAGGAGTAGCCAAAGCAGACCAGAGAGACGAGCTATGGGCTAGCTTAGGTTTTCCTAAGAAGACTGCGGCAGCCAACAAAAAGCTGATAGAACAGTATCAAAACGCGCTTAGAACACGAGGTTTAGAAGACGACTCCAAAACAAGAGTTGCGGCGGTGCGATCATGAGCGCTCTACAAGATCCAGCAAACATGGAGCAGGGCGGCTTAGGCTGGCTTCGAGCAAGGTCTGGCAAGTTCACAGGTACTGACGCTGCGATACCAGAAGAACTCAACCCGTTCAAAACGAAAGCGCAATGGGTAAGAGAAAAAGTAAGAGCATTGCAGTCTGCAGCGACAGGTCAAGATCTAAATGAGTTTGTGATGAACGACGCGGTTCGGCACGGATCAGCAATGGAGTCTGTAGCGCTACAATGGTACGAGCGCGAATACGGCTTCAAGATTCATCAAACCGGATTAGTAACACACGGATCTTATAGCTGGATGGCGGCATCTCCAGACGGATTGCAAGGTGTATTGAGCGGCATCGAAATTAAATGTCCGTTTTATAAGCTGTACTCCGTGTGGGAGAAGCCACATTATCTTTGGCAGTGCCACATGGTGATGGAGTGCTGTGATCTAGAAGAATTGGTCTTCATCTGCTATCTGCAAAGATCAATGCAGTACAAACCAAAAACCATCGTCGAAACGGTCAAGCGCAACAGAAACTGGCTGCAAGAGGAAGTTAGTGCCTCGTTATTGCCAATACCTGTTAAAGGCAAACTGACGCGATTGGATCTTTTCCACGCTTGGTTCAATCATATTCAAGATGAGTTCCAAGACCCCACGAAGCTGCAAAAGCATTTAGATCCAATTGGACCTGATGCGGCTTTGATTTTAGACGATAGCGATTTAAACAAGCTAAACGATCTGCAAGTAAGGCTTATGACCGTCAACGGCAGGATTGAGAGCGAATTAGAGATTATCGACAACATTAAGAAGGAGAGCGATCACTTGAAAAAAGTGATAGCCGACCGTCACAAAGGCTCTGTAACGAACGGCAGTACGACCGTCACTGTCATCAACAAAAAAGCACAAATCGACTTCAAGAAAGCCTTCGAATACCTCGGAGGTGAAGAACAGGTGTTGGAGAAAGGCGGGTCCATAGAGGACTTTCGCAAAGCAACTGGCACACGACAAATCTCAATCAAACAAGGAGGAGAATGATATGTCGGACTATGACGTTAAGCCCAACAAGGGCAAGGCTTGGGAAACAACTGACGAAATTAAGCGGGAGAAACACCAGTTTTTGATGCAGTACGATTGGTACAACCCGCTTTCGAAAGAAGAGAAGCAAGGGCTCATACCAATCTGGAAAGGGTTTATCGAGCCAGAGATCGATGGCGTTGTCAGAAAGCTTGGTATCGATGTTTGCCAGAACACAACCAAAGCTGGCAAGCCGCAACTGGTTTTCAGCACATGGGTGATGAAGCCACAAGGCTCTGCACCAAGCTTGTCTTCTGCTGAGAAAAACGCTGACCCTTTTGACGGGTTGTTTTAAGAATAAAGGAGACGTTTTGTGTTACGGATAACGAGAGCAGCCGACACGATGTTATACGGGGGCTATAACCTCGATCCGGACAACCTGGAGAAGACTGCTGACCACACCTTTTGGGTGAGAAAGGTCAGCGACCTTCGCCACGGGGGATCAGCAATGATTCACACCAAAACGAAGAGCGGGATTAGTGACAGGGTTGTACTCCTGAACGATGAGTTGCCGTTCACTCTTGATAACGAAATCAAAATCAATCTGATGGACATCCATCATGATTGGAGAGACACACAACCGTATTGCGAAGTCTGCGGGAGAGGTAATCCGCAGAAAAAGAAAAAAGTCCCGCAAGCCAAGCTGGGATTAGAAGCCCCACGTTCTTATACGTGGATTAGAGATGATGCAACGAAGAGGAACAGCAAGTGAGCGAGCAGGAGCAAAGCGACCCGATTGTCATGATCGGTTCAGAAAGATATCGATTTAATGAAATGAGCGAAGAGTCAAAGCAGTTGATGCTTGGTATTCAGAATCTGACGAACAGTATTACTTCGCTCGAGAATGTGGTCGGAGCAAGCAGAGTAACGCTTGATGTGAAGCTCGACGAGCTAAAAAACATGATGCCTGAACCGTTGCCGTCAGAAGAATCTAATGCCGAGGGTGCCTCCAGCCCTGAAGCTGGTTAGCCGTCCACCAGTGGCAGAAAGTGGCGGCACCAAGATGCTTGTGGCAGGTATTTTCCCCTTAAAAACCTGACCGCTCTGAGCCGAGATTGATCCACTCGTAGCATGAAACGGATCACCCCTAGGCAAGAGGGGTATGGGGCGCTAATATGTTTAGCGCGTGGTTTGTGTCCTCAACGATATAAGGAGGATGTATGTCAAAACGCAGTTTTGAAACAGCAGTAGATTTTTATTTAAGTGCGCCAACAAAGAAAGGAGGCAAACAAAAAGCTAGATCATTTTCAACACCTTTAAATTTCATGCTAAATCGGTGGGGAGACTGGGATATCGAGGCTATAAATGACTTCGAGGTCACCAAGCTAGAGAAAGACTTGCGATCTGGAAACAGTCCAAGTGGTCGAAAGCTCACTCAACACGGCATCAACTCATACTTAGCAGCTCTAAAAGCTGTAATGAGATACGCGAAGCAGAAGCTGAGCATGAAATTTGAGATGCCCGACTTCGATGGAAGGATACCCAAGGTGGAACCAAGGTCGGAATTTCTAAGCCCTGAACAGGCAAGGGATTTTTTAAGAGCATTAGACCCGTTGCGGCGAGATCTCTTTAAATTTGCTTTGATGGTAGGCGCTAGGAAGGAAAACTGTCGAACCTTAACTTGGAATCATCTGGATGACGCCTTCGAAAATGTGCAGTGGAGATCAAGCGAAACAAAAAACAAGAAACCTTTAAGAGTTCCGCTGAATGCGGACGCTAGAGAATTGATGCAGTCCCGTTGGGATCAGAAATTAAAGCTCGAGCGATCTAATAGGAGCCTGAAAGGTCAAATTGAGAATGTGTTTTTTCAGCAAAATGGCAAGCCACTTGCGTCAGATAGCATAACCAATAAGACCTTTCATAGAGCGAGAAGAGCGGCTGGCATTCCAGATGGAGTTGTCTTCCACACTTCGAGACATTGTTTTGCGAGTTGGCACATTGAAGCGGGAACCAGTTTGCCCGAGCTGAAAGATTTAGGTGGCTGGAGTGATTTGAAGAGCATTGAACACTATCTTCATTTC